TCACATCAGTGGATATTGTAGACACAGAAAACTTAATTGGACGTTGTGTAGTATCAGGGAACGTACGTAGATCCGCTGCCCTTGCAATGGGCGCCCACGATGACAAACATTATCTTGAGATGAAGAACGATCAAGAAAAGCTCTATCACCACAGATGGGGTTCGAACAACTCCTTTCATGCAATTGTCGGCATGGATTATACGTGGCATGCCCAGCAAAGTCAAATCAATGGAGAGCCCGGATATATTTGGCTAGACAATGCCCGCACCCGCGGCCGCATGGCTGATCTGCCTAGAGACGATGACAAAAATGTTATGGGTTTTAATCCCTGCGTGGAACAGCAGCTTGAGGATGCTGAATTATGTTGTTTGGTGGAAACTTTCCCCGCTAAACATGAGACCTACGAGGATTACTTAAAGACTCTTAAAATAGCTTATCTGTATGGCAAGACCGTGACACTATCAAATACACACTGGCCAGAAACAAACGCGAAAATGCTTAAAAATCGTCGCATTGGACTGTCTCAATCAGGAGTCATACAGGCATTTAATAAACATGGCCGCCGTGAAATGCTCAATTGGTGCGACAATGCATATGACCACGTCAAGCAGCTAGATGAAGAATATTCAAACTGGCTTTGTATTCCTAAGTCTGTGCGAATGACAAGTATTAAACCGTCCGGTACGGTATCTTTGTTGAATGGGTCCACACCCGGTGTTCATTTCCCCGAAGATGAATATTATATTCGCCGTATCAGATTCTCAAAAGATAGTGTAATGGTCGACGCATTACGCGAAGCGGGTTATAAGACTGAAGAAGACAAATACACGCCCAATACAATATGTGTTGAGTTTCCTGTAAAGGAGCCATATTTTGTTAAGGGTAAGAAAAATGTTAGTATGTGGGAACAATTAGAGATTGCTGCACAATATCAACACTATTGGGCCGACAACTCAGTGTCCATCACCGTGACCTTTAAACCCGAGGAAGCCTCCCAAATTAAGGGAGCCTTAGAAATGTATGAAACAAGGCTAAAGGCAGTTTCATTTTTAAAATATGAAGAGACTGGGTATGAACAGGCACCCTATGAACCAATCAGTAAAGAAAAATATGAAGAATTATCAGCGAATATTACACCGATTACAAAGCTTGAGACAGAAGGCGGCACTGGAACCAAATTCTGCGATGGCGATTCTTGCACCATTTAGGAGGAAAATTGAATAATTTTAATCACTTGCTAGAAAAACGCGAACTACTTACTAATTGTAAGCTAAGAGACACCACCAAATGCTTTTGGAGACCGACTGGCAATATTAGAGCCACCGCCGGCAGCAATATTTGCATATCAATGGTCTGTGAAAAATGTTCAGCGAGGACGAGCTTTTTTCTTGAGCAAAGCCAATATCAACTTCATGAAAAACTATTACTAAAGGAGATTAGTCATGTTTAAACCTGTTAACAGATATATTCTTGTTGAGAACAAGGTACAAAAATCAGACACAGAGACGCCTATGGGCATCCTATTGCCAGACGACTACAAGGCTATAGAAGAGAAATATATACAAACCGCGGTGATTTCTTGGGCAGAAGATGTGAGATTTGACTTAAATCAAGCTGATTCTATTATTGTTGATAACTCTATGATTGAAGAAATAACTGTGAATAACTTGACTTATTCTGTTGTGCAAGATAATTATATCGTCGGCATTATACAAAAATAGGAAAAGTAAACAGATGAACAAGAATTTTTACAATGAGGCCTCAGCGGCCAAATTGGGATGGGAACCTTCATGGTTTGGGGAAAAGTTTTTTGATGATAAGCTTACTCGTGCGATAAAAATATTTCAGCGCAAGCTGAGGTTGGTGGCAGATGGTCTTTGCGGTCCAGCCACATTCAGGCGCCTCTGGACGAATAGGCAAGAAAACATTGATGTTCACACACCTGATAAATGCCAGTATTCAAATTATATTGTTTTCAATGGAAATTTTACCCATATTGATTGGGACAAAGTCGTGTTGTGGTCCGAGCCAAATGGTTTAAAAGCTAAACGTGGTACGTATTATGATTACACAGGCCGCCCCAAGCGAAAAATTAGATATTTTGTTAACCATTGGGATGTATGTCTCAGTTCTAAGTCTTGCCAAAGGGTTTTAGATAAAAGAGGTATATCTGTCCATTTTCTTATTGACAACGATGGAACCATCTATCAAACTATGGACATACAGCACGCCGGCTGGCATGCCGGATCAGAAAGGTCAAACAGACCTTCAATTGGTGTTGAAATCTCAAATGCTTATTATCCAAAATATCAAGACTGGTATATAAAAAATGGTTTCGGCGAGAGGCCAATCATCAAAAAGGCTTATATCAACGGCCATGAACTCGGCCCATTTACAGGATTTTATCCCAAACAACTGGAAGCTTTAAGAGCACTATGGAAAGCCGTGCACGAATCTGCGGATATCCCGTATGAAACACCCCTTAATCAGTTTGGTAACACATCAAACTACTACGAACAACAAGTGGCTTATGGTAAGTTTAGGGGATTTGTTAGCCACTATCACGTTAGCAAAAGAAAGATTGATTGTGCTGGCTTAGATATCAAGACGTTGCTTGATGAAGTGAAGGAAGAAGAATGAGAAATGATGTTCTTTCTGCTACTTTTGATGGCGTTTCAGACCGATAATGTCGTTTATGATTACCATAGCCACTCGAAATTCTATAAAATTTCAAAATTTTCCCAGAAACCTTTGCGGAAATATAAGTGGGAAAACTCACCAAAAATTAGACTTTGTCAAGAAACTGAAATATCGTTAGAAAGAGTACGTAGAGCAGTAAATTATTGGGAACGCCTCGGGTATGAATTTGGCGAAATTTATCTGGATCGTTTTTCACACTGCATGAATCCGAAAGATAATGAGATAGCAATTGTATTACCCACACAAGGAATAGTTGATGACAAAATGGCCGCCACAAGGATTTACACAAGCAAGTTTACAAATGAGATAATTAAAGCAAAAATATATATCCTTCCGAGATCGGGCAAAAAAGAACGTGTGCTTGAACACGAAATAGGCCATGCTCTTGGCTGGCAACATTACAATCGGAAAAATCATATTATGCATCCAAATTGGTGGTTAGGCGGTCACAATTCTTATGGATTGAGTAAAAGATAGTTGACACTTGGCATAACATAAGATATACTATATCAAACATAAACTAGGAGAAACATGTTTACAACTTTATTAGCATTAGCTATGCTTTCTTGCTCCCCCGCAGGAGAGTTACGGGATTCCGCCCCGCAACCGGTTACACTTGATGAGACAATTGAGCGCCTAGATCGCATGATCTTGACGTCAGAAAAAATGTTGGAGGATTTAAAAAAGATGAATCACAATTCTGAAATGATTTTTCGTGCCGTGACTGGTTGTCCTTCTGACCATCGTTGTGAGGAATTAAAGAGCCACATCAGGGCACAAATTGATGCGAGAGGTGAAAAATGAAGTTTTTATCCCTTTTGACTGCTCTGGCTTTGGCCGCCCCCGCACACGCTAGCGACTTTAGCGACAGTGAGACGTCTTATTCAGGCGCATCTATTTTAGAAGGAGACTGGGACGTATCGTTTGAAACCGCTACTGACATCGCCGGCAGTGAGGATCGATTTCCGTACGCTTTTTTTGAGGGAAACACCCTTTATGTGGGCAACTCAGATCAATACGATAACACCATTGATGCCATCGTGGAGTTTTTCTGGTTTCAATCCTCGATTGACCGAGCCACGGATTTTTATGTGGCTGTCATCAAAACGAGAGTTACGCCGGGCCACAACTGTAATTATGCCCCATGGGGATGGGCCGATGGCGCCCAGTGCAAACTATGGGCAGATGAGTGGAGTGATTGGGGTGAGCATCCGGTTTTATCGGTAGAGGCAATGACCGACATTGAACGCGAACAAGGCGCCTTCCGTTGGGACTGGTCCGTCCCGTTTGAGTCCTACGGCATTGATGCCTATGGACAAGTAACGTTTCAGAATGCATACGGAATCGGATCTGATTCAGAGGGCGCCGTCATGGCTCATGGCGAGTATCCCATTAACGAAGATGGGGAAGTGGAAGCGGAAGGCAATGTACAGATCAAGGGCTACCACTCATCAGAATATTCAGTTCAAACACAATACGAAGTCACACTTTATGAGTGGGATGTATTTGTGGATGGAAGAGCAGATTTGATGGCGTGGGACATGTACCTGAATCTAGGCGCGAGAGAAACGCAGTCAGCCTACCATGAATACTTCTTGAGTGTTCAGGTTGAGGAAGGTATACCCTTTAGGATAGATGAGTTAAACTTTATGGGAAACTTTGATACTGGCTGGTATGACCCCTTCCATCATGAACTTGGCGTGACACTATCAGACTTGGTTATTTCACAGCCGTTCTTTATCCCCGCAGACGAAGGGGAAGAAGAACCCGTCGTTACAGAAGAGGATACAGGTGATGCCGAGTATCAGGACTCAGGCTTTGAACATGAAGAAAACACAGATACATCCGCACCATTTGAGTTCACCGACAATACTACAGAGGCTGGAACAAAGTCCTCTGCCGGCTGCAGCTGCGCAACCACCAGTCGTGGTAGCTTGTATGTTATTTTTATGGCTGCTTTAGTGGCAGGCTTTAGAAGAAAAGAAGATTGATAACTGAATACCCCAATGTCGTTTTGGGTAGCAGTCTAGATGCAGTATTATTCGCGTTTAACCATGGTTATCCAATCTTCTTTGCTGAGCCTGAGCGCCCGTTTAGGTTTGACTATTTACATCCTAAAATAGAACTTGCTGAACTAAAAATCCCAAATCAACAAAACAGCCTGATGACTTTTGAAGGTCAAAAATTGGTGGGTATCCCCAAAGAACTACTTTGGGAAAGGATGCTGTTCTTGCTGTCCTTAGATGGCAAAGCCCCTCTTGCTGGCCTCTGCACCAACATTAGACGCCATGTGAATTCTTTTCGCTGTTTTAATGAATACTCTAAAATTTATGATGTTTATTTTGATAAGCTCCACGATTTTACGCAAAAACCAAAAACCAAAAAGTATGTTTGCTACGACTGGATAGCTTTCAACAGAGGCGGAAAGCACGAGATTGATCTGATTGAGACAGAAGACAAGTTTGTTAAACAAATATGGTTCTACCCGTCTGATAGAATCTGTGGGAATACCAAAGTAAAAGACGCATGCGCAGTCTCGTTTATTGAGGAGAATCGTCTTGAAGAATTTGATCTCTCAGAAACAATGGCACGTTTTAAGGTAGTTAGTGAGATGGAAGGCAGAGGCATGCTGGGCCTATTTAATGGATATGGTCCCAATGGCCGCCCAAAACACTACAAGTTTAAAACGTCAACTATCAGTAGAAGTAAGAGCATCTTTAGCTCCACATCATGTGTAGACCAACATAACGTCGCATTTGAAATACCAAATCAGGAGGAAATGATCACCCAACTCCCGAAGAAAGTACAACTATATAAAAAATATTTAAAACATCTATGAGCAAACACATTCACATGGCTGGGATAATACCCCTTGCAAATTATGAGGACACCTTTGATATTAAGTACCCGTGGTGTCTTCTGCCTTTAGATGAGGGATTCTCAATGATACAAAAATCTGTTTTTGAGTGCGCTTTGGCCGGCTGCCAAACAATATGGATTGTGGCAAATGATGACATGGCGCCAATCATCAGGAAAACAATCGGGGAATGGACATACGATCCAGTATATTACTACCGTAAGGAAAAGTTTTACAAAGATAAGAGGAAAGAAATACCAATCTATTACGTACCGATTCACCCAAAAGATAGAGAAAGGCGCGATTCCTATGGTTGGTCTGCTCTTTACGGAATGCACTCTGCGTGGTATGTCGCGTCAAGGCTATCAAAATGGATAGTTCCAGAGAAATATTATGTTTCTTTCCCCCATTCTGCTTTTAATATTTATTCTTTACGTCCCATGAGATCCGATATTCTGCATCACGAGAATAATTTCTTTTTATCTCATGAGGGTGAAACAGTAAAAGACAACAAATATTTACCTTTTACTATGTTTGGAGAAGATTTCAAAATGTGCCGAAGACACGTTAATAAAGAGACCACTCACACATACTATAATTTAAAGGATGATGAAAAATATCCTTCAAAAAAATTACCCGCCCAAGAAAGGTGGAGCGCCAGAAAATTTGATATAAAAACTGTCTTTTCTCAAGTAGATGAAACTAATTCAAAGACATGCGAACTAGATTGGTTTTGGGATGCTGGAGATTGGCCCGGATACAGGCAATACATGGCCAGCAATAATTTTATACAAAGACCCTCAGATAACTTGACAGCGCCCCACAAACATACTATACTATGTAATACTCAGGAGTAAACAATTCATGATTAATGAACAACCAAAAATTAAATTCGTCGGGCTTCATGCCCACTCAGTCGCAGGCTCTATCTTTGATGCCATTGGCTTCCCACAAGACCATATGAATTTCGCATATGAAAACGGCTGCGATGCGCTAGCCCTCACAGACCATGGTAACATGAACGGCTTGGCCTATCAGGTATTACATGCTAAGAAAATGCAAGCTGAGGGAAAGGCCTTCAAGCCCATTTTCGGATGCGAGGCTTATTTCATTCCCTCAATAGAGGAGTGGAGAGGAGAATATACAAAGGGCATGGAAGACAAGAAACGCGCCAAGAGAATCAAGAAGGATGCTCAATCGGGCGCCACTGTTGAGGACGAGGGAAACAGCAAGAAGACCCAAGACATTCTCCGCCGGCGCCGACACTTGGTTTTGCTGGTTCAAAATCAAACCGGCCTCAACAACCTATTCAGGCTCATATCTGAGTCTTATCAGCCAGAAAACTTTTATCGGTATCCTCGCATAGATTACAAACTGCTTAAAAAGTACAATGAGGGCATTATAGCCGCGTCAGCATGCCTAGGCGGCGTTTACGCCGGCAACTACTGGGAGAACCGAGACGAAGGTCCGGAAGCTGTTCTAGGCGCAATGAGAGAGACTACAGAGCAAATGGTTGATATCTTCGGAGACCGATGGTACGCCGAGATTCAATGGAACAACATTAAAGAGCAGCATGAACTGAACCAGTACGTTATTCAGACGGCACAAGAGAGCGGCGTTGAGCTAATTACCACAGCAGACAGTCATTACCCGGGCCCCGACGCATGGAAAGATAGGGAATTGTATAAGCGCTTGGGCTGGCTTGGCAAAGGGAAGCCGAAGTGGGCAGAAGATTCAGATTCGTTCCTGCCTGATGACGTCACAGAAATAGGCTATGAATTATATCCTAAGAATGGTGATCAGATATGGGAGAGCTACAAAGAATATTCAGAGTCTACGGGATTTGAATATGATGATGCGATGGTCTTGAAGAGTATTGAAGAGACATACAGGATTGCTCATGAAAGAATAGAGTCGTTTCTTCCTGATAACACAGTACAGCTTCCCGAATTTGTCGTGCCGGCCGGCTATACCGCAACTCAGGCCTTGGTAAATTTTGCCTTAGAAGGCCTGAAGGGGCACAGCCTCCATACTAATAAAGAATACACAGATCGTCTTCAGCGTGAATTAAACGTTATTGATGACCGTGGCTTCTCTAAATATTTCCTCACTATGAAGGCGATTGTTGATGTGACAAATGAAATGATGTTGGCCGGCCCAGGCCGCGGCTCCGCTGCCGGCTCGCTAGTGGCTTATGCCCTCGGGATTACTCAGGTTGATCCCATCAAACATGGCCTACTTTTCTCACGTTTTTTGCGATCGGATGCTACTGATTATCCGGACATCGACTATGATGTATCATATCCGATGGTCCTTAAAGAACGTCTTGTTGAAATGTGGGGAGAAAACGTCGTTGCACCAATTTCTAATTGGAACACTTTACAACTTAGATCCTTAGTTAAAGATATCTCTAAACTATATGATATCCCTTTTACAGAGGTTAACGGTGTCACCAATATTATGATCAAGGAAGCCACCCCTCTTGCCAAACAAAAACATGGCATCAAGGCCGGCGTCTATGCCCCAACGTGGCAAGAGGTCATGGAATTCTCTCCGTCGTTACAAAACTTCTTGAACACATATCCGGATGTAAAAGCACACGTTCAAGGGCTGGTGGGCCAAGTTCGTTCATGCTCTCGGCATGCCGGCGGCGTGGTGATTGCCGAGAACCTAGACTCAAGTATGCCTTTAATTAATTCAGGCGGTGTTCGGCAAACGCCTTGGTCCGAAGGCCAGAACGTTCGTCACTTGGAGCCTATGGGATTCATTAAGTTCGATTTGCTAGGACTAGCCACACTTAAAATGATGGAAGTCTGTATCCAACATATTCTGCGCCGACATCATGGTGTGGAAGAGCCAACGTTTACGCAAGTTCGCGATTATTATAATCAACACTTACACCCAGACATTATTGATCTTGAAGATCAAAATGTATATGAAAACATTTTTCACACTGGTAAATGGGCCGGCGTATTTCAGTTTACTGAACCCGGCGCCCAAGGTTTTTGCACAAGGGTCAAACCTCGCAACATCATTGATGTGTCGGCGGTCACTTCCATCTTCCGCCCGGGCCCACTGTCCGCCGGCGTGGATACTGATTATGTTGAGGCAAAGAACCACCCACATCATATCAAATACCTTTCCGACGAAGCCCGGGAGATTACACAAGAGACCTTTGGTTTCTTGATCTTCCAAGAGCAAATTGCTTTGCTGGCCCACAAGCTGGGTGGCCTCACTCTAGATGAGGGGAATATGCTTCGGAAGGTACTGACCAAGAAAGGAACTGGAAAGGGTTCGGTGAAGGGCAAGCTTCATCACAAATTCATCAAAGGTTGCGTGTCAAAGAATATTAATCACGATGCGGCACAAGCACTGTGGGATAAGTTCGAATACTTTTCTGGCTATGGCTTCAATAAGTCTCATGCCGTATCTTATAGTATTATTTCATATCAGTGCGCGTGGCTCTTAAATTATTATGAAGCCGAGTGGACCGCTGCCTTTCTAGACAAAGAACCCGAGACTCGCAAAGAGAAGGCAATTAATATTGCCAAGTCTTTAGGCTACAACATCGCGCCAGTAGATGTTAACAAATCCGGCCGAGTATGGGAGATCGCCGGCGATAATAAAACGCTTATCCAACCGCTAACTTCTATCAAGGGCTTTGGCACCTCAGCGCTTGAACAAGTAATTGATCATCGCCCATTTAATGATATTGAGGATCTGTTGTTTCGTGAAGAGATTACTTATTCCAAATTGAACAAGAAAGCCTTGGACGCCTTGTGTCGGGCTGGAGCGCTGGATAACCTAGTTGATGACCGCTTCACTGGCCGCAAGCACTTCTGGTCCGCAGCCGTCGTTGATCGCCCAAAGAACAAAAAGAAGTTTATTGAGAACATTAAGATATATGGCAAGGAAGGGGATTTTACTGAAGAAGAAATCATTCACTTTAAAACTGAGTTGACCGGTGTATTTCCAATGAACCTTGTCATTAGTACGGACACGATCAATAGACTTAGAGAAAAGTACATCCCACCCATCTCAGAATTTGACACAGATTTGTGTGTATGTTGGTTTATTCCTCGCAAGATTATTTCAAAGAAAACAAAGAACGGCAAGAATTATTGGATTGTTGAGGTCATTGATTCTAACAACGAGACTGAAAAAATTAGGTGCTGGGGTGTTCGTCCGGAGAGAGATAAGATATTTATTAACAGACCGTACATGGCAAAGCTCAAGTATGATGAGCAGTGGGGTTTTTCAACCTATGCCATTGGAAAGTCTTTCAAACTATTAGGATAAATTATGAACACAAGAGAACTGATTATTGAAAGCGCGAAGCACGGCGTCCACACCATCTTATATGATAAGGAGGATGCCCACAAAGTAGAGCCATATATGTGGACCATCGTGAAAGGGTATAGCACCTTTTATGCTAGAAGAAATCTTCCCCGTAGGGTAGACGGTTCACGCCCAACAGCGTTGTTGTTGCACAGAGAGATAACGAGTTGTCCAAAAGGCATGAGGATAGATCACCGGAATCACAATGGCTTGGACAACAGGCGAGAAAATCTTCGTGTCGCAACAGCGTCCGAGAACATGATGAATCGCGGAAAAACCCGGCAGAATTCAACCGGATATAAAGGAGTTTATAAAACAGGGGATAGTATGCTTAATCCCTATAATGCTAAAATACAAAAGGATAAAAAAGTCTATTGTTTGGGGCACTATAAGACTGCCGAAGAAGCCGCGAGAGTATACGATAAAAAAGCAATAGAACTCTTCGGGGAGTTCGCAGTATTAAACTTTCCGGAATCTCGGCCATGAACGTCATAAAAACATTTAGCCCAATGCTTAAAGAACCGAAGCTAATTGACAACTTGCCAATTATTATTAGGATAACTAAATTTGATGAAGCAACGGCAAAGGCCTTCTCCTCGGCGGTCATGAAGGCTCAGAATACCGGCCAGCCAATCCTGCCAGTTATTATTGATAGCTACGGTGGTCAAGTATACAGTTTAATGTCGATGATCTCAGACATTAAACATTCAAAAATTCCAGTTGCCACAATTATACAAGGAAAAGCCATGTCATGTGGCGCTGTACTATTTAGTTTTGGCGCTGAAGGTCACAGGTATATGGATCCAGACGCCACAGTAATGATTCATGACGTTAGTTCAATGGAACACGGGAAGGTAGAAGAGATCAAAGCATCTGCGGAAGAAACAGAACGTCTTAATCAAAAGATTTATTCTATGATGGCTAAGAACTGTGGTCATCATCAAGATTACTTTCTTGATATTGTACACGAAAAAGGCCATGCCGATTGGTTTTTAGAAGCTGACGAATGTAAGAAATACAACTTGGCCAACAAATTGCACGTACCAGAGTTGAAAATAACTACGGAAATCAAATTTAATTTCAAATAGGTTGTGATAGCCTCACTAATTAAATTATTGGGGTACATGCCGTGCGCACATCAAATTTATTAAGATGGAAAAGAACTTTAAACGAACTCAAGTTTAAACATAGCGAATTAGAATTTATTGAAGATATAAGTTTGACACATGCACAGGAATTCCAGATGTATCTTGAAGAGTTTTGTCAACAAAAAGAAGTTGATCTTGTTGATTTAAACAAGAATCTCATGGCGGCTCAAACAATTAAAATTGAGGAACACAATGAGGTCACCCCCCTTAAACTGCCTGAAAGTGAGATTGATTCGAATGGGGCCCTAGTAATATACCACACCGCGCCCGATGAGGCCGCGGCTGATGAGGTATTGGAAAAAGACGGTAGGGAATTATACGAAGCCTTCGCTAAACTATTTAAGAAGATTGCTTTTTACTTACATCCCGATCGTTCACGGGGACTAACTGATGAAGAAAAAGTAGAAAGAGTCGAGTTATTTAAAGAGGCACAAAATGCACTAAAAGAGGAGAGATATTATTTTCTACTTGAATTATCGGATAGGTTTGGGGTGAGAACACCAAAAAATTATAAACAACAAAATAGGTGGATGAAAATTAAGGTGCAAGAGTTAGATTCTAACATTCAGCAGGAAAAGACAACATATAATTATAAATTTGCTGAATGTGAAACAGAAGAAGAAAGGCAACGCCTCATGAAAAATTTTATATATCAAGTTTTTAAAGTTCACGTTGAATAAATACTTGACAGGCCGGCCCTAGCCTGCTATATTAATAGAGTAAATAAGGAGGCCATAATGGCTACAACAAATGATCAAAAGAAACAATACGTTAAGGAGTATGTTCGCTCTTTGAAGGCAATCGAAGATTGCATTGACCCATACCAAGAACAAAAGCGCGAACTGCGCTCCGAGTTCCGAGAGAACGGATGGCTCAATACTGATGAGATCCGAGCAGCAGTAAAGGCATATCGCCTTTTCAAACAAAAGTATAACATTGATGAAGTGGTAGAGAACTTCGAAATGATTAGCGGTGAGGGAAACAGTGAATAAAAGCACACAAGTAGTAATGTTCTCGTCTAAGACGGGCGAGTGGTCAACCCCACAAGAATTTTTTGACAAACTTAACTGGCGCTTCGGACCATTTGATTTGGACCCCTGCGCAGACTGCACCAATACAAAGTGTGCCAACTTCTTTACAGAAGCCGAGGATGGTCTATCTAAGGACTGGAAGGGGTTCACAAGTTTTGTTAATCCCCCTTATGGCCGCGGCATTGATCAGTGGATTAAGAAGGCATATAATGAATCACGTAAGGATAATACCAGAGTGGTAATGCTTATTCCTGCGCGCACCGACACGAAGTATTGGCATCAATATATTATGAGAGCCGATGAAGTGTACTTTATTAAAGGCAGACTTAAGTTTGGAGACTGTGAAAACAGCGCGCCCTTTCCGTCGGCAGTTGTGGTCTTTGATGGGAGCAATCGGGAGCAGATGTTCGGTGCAATGAATCGATGAATCGTAAGCAACGCCGGAGCCTTGATAAACATATGGGAAAAGATATCGCAGAGAATCTCGCGCAAAAAATTTCCCAGTTTGGCAAGTTACCGCAGCAATGTAACGCTTGTCAAAAAGAATTTGATAAGAAAGATAAGGATATGATACAATCATGGTCGGTCGTTGTAAAACAAGAAGTGGTGAGACTGTTTTGTCCGGACTGTATTAAAAAAACAAAGGAGGCCATGGAAAATGTCAAGCATAAAGAGAATTGATAAAAAAAGCTTAGAAATGATATTGGATGGCGAGATTTTAATAGAACATTCGGTAGTTATTAAATTTTATGGCACCCATTGTCACCTATGTCATGCCCTCGCGCCTGTCTATAAAAGTATCTCAGATGAACACGAAGATGTGCTGTTCTACGCATACAACATGGAACACGCCGGCGACGAGATTGAATCAAAATATGGATTTGATGGAGTCCCAACCATCTGTCATGTGAGAACCGGCGGCGTGAACACCCGTATTAAATTTGTTCCCGACCCAAAACCGCCAAATGAAGAAATGTGGTACCACGAGCCACAATTAAGAAAATTTATCGAGCAATATAAATAAGGAGAAAAATGTCGTTAAAGAATTTAGAAGCTGCCTTGCTTCAATTAAAAGGCAAAGCCACCGAACACTTCGGAGCAATTGAGATCTTAATAAATAATCCCACTGGTATTTCAAATCATACTGATTATGTGGCTGAAATTATCAGACACGCTAAGGGGCTATCGACATGCGAAGAAGCCTATGGCTCGTTGCAGACCCATTTCGTGCCTAAAGCCGCTCCCCCGGAGGCACCACCGGCGGCCCCATCTGTACCTCGGCCGGCCCATTCAACCGCCTCGACCGTTGTTACCGCTGAAACCTCGCCGACGATGAGTCGCGCCCTTAAACGTGCGACGTCGCGTAAGAAGCGGGAGGATAAAAAAGATGAAAAATAATGAATATCGCCATGAAGCACTAACCTACGATGATGTTTTATTACAGCCCCAATATTCTGAAATACGCTCACGCAAAGATATTGATGTAGGTAGTGATTTGGGCCTAGGAGTTAAACTGAGTCTGCCGATTCTTTCAGCGCCCATGGACACCATCACGGGCGGCCGCATGGCCGCAGCGATCGGCCACCATGGCGGCGCCGGGATCATTCACCGATATAATACCATTGAAGAACAAGTCTTAGAAGTTATAAACTCTTATGAATTCGCTGGAAACAATATGTCTTGTCTCGGCGCCGCCATCGGTATCTCGGGTGATTTCCTTGAGCGCGCCACAGCACTGATCGGCACCGGCGTAGACTTTCTATGTATTGACGTGGCCCATGGGCACCATATATTAATGAAGGAAGCATTGCATCGGATCCGCAACCTGACTGATGATTTTCACATCATGGCCGGCAATGTTGCAACACCAGAGGGGGTCAACGATCTATCCGATTGGGGTGCGAATTCTGTTAGATGTAACATCGGAGGAGGTTCAATCTGCTCAACGAGGGTGCAAACCGGCCACGGACTCCCGGGCCTACAAACCATCTTTGAGTGTTCTAAAACTGATCGCGATGTAGCAATTATTGCCGATGGTGGCATCCGCAATTCCGGAGACATTGTTAAAGCTTTGGCCGCCGGCGCAGACGCCGTAATGTGTGGTAGTCTGTTAGCTGGAACAACCGAAACACCGGGAAGCGTGTTTGAAGACAAAAATGGAGTTAAGTTTAAGTCCTATCGTGGCATGGCTTCAAAAGAAGCCCAGATAAACTGGCGAGGTAAATATTCATCGTTTGAAGGTATCTCAAGTCAAGTTCCATACCGCGGAAAGGTAGGCGATATTTTAGAAGATATAGAAAGAGGCCTCCGAAGCGGATTCTCGTACTCCGGCGCCACATGCTTAAAAGAACTACAATCTAAAGCAATATTTGTCAGACAGACACTAGCCGGCCAAGGTGAAAGCAAAACACACATTAACACTAGAAAATGGCAATGAAGCAATCCTTCGCCGATTATGGTACCGACGTAAAAAGAATAGTATTTAAAGTTGCTGATCACGAACATGCAAAATTAATTGTCAGGCTAAGACACAATGCTCTCACACAATCTGAATTTTTTAAGGCAGTTATTAGCGCGGTCAATAATGATAATGAATTTATGCTCTCATTCATTCAGGAGCATCTATCAAAAAAACAAAAACTGAATAAACAAAGAATTGCTAAGTCAAACAAAATGCTCGCTAGCGGCAAACAGATAGTTAGAGATTTTTCTCTTTCTGATAATGAAGTAGAAGATGTTTTTGATTTAATTGCGGAGGAATTCCCAGAGTTATGAAAACCGACGGCTTAAAATTATGTTCTAAAATATGTATGAAAAACAATACACTCTGCAATAAAACTGACTGTCGGCACTTCATTAACTATCCCAATGAGTTTAACTGTGTTCTGGTTACTGTCTTTAAGAATGGTAACTTAACCCTCCGAGAGACAGCAGCCCGTTTAGGTATATCTTTTGCCCGTGTTAAACAAATAGAAAAGAAGGCTTTACTTAAGTTAAAGAAAAGCGATCTTGCTGATTGAACAACATTTTGTGTCTTTTATCATTATTAACTACTATTTAAAGTTGAGTTTATTCAAGGAGAAATTATCATGGCTCGCAAAACACTTTTAACCGAGGCTGAAATTCGCAGCTTCATGAAACTCGCTAACTTAGAGCCGATCGGGCATGCGAGATTAAATGAATGGGCTCCCACCATTGAAGAGGAAGAAGAACTTCCTCCTGAAGATGAGGAAGAACTTCCGGTTCCCGACGATATGGGCGCCATGGACCCTGGTATGGATGACATGGACCCCGGTATGGATGACGAGGAAGTTGGTATGGATGATATGGAAGTTGGCATGGATGATATGTCTGCCGACGCCGGCCTTGGTGGCAAGGAAGATCAATTTATGGATCTTGTACAACAGCTTGCCGATTTAGTCGGAGTTGATGTGGAGATGGACGACGGCGGTGCAGCACCCGAAACCGATATGGACATGGGTGATATGGGTGATGATGTGGATTCCCTAGAAGGGGGTGATGACTTAGGGGATGAAACCGCACTAGACACCGTTGATGATCTGGGCGCCGTGGATCCAATGGCCGACGAAGAAGAAGAAGAAGAAGTCCCAGGAAATACTGCGTACATGGAAGGCAACACCGATAAAGTTGTTAACGAAATAGCTCGTCGTGTCACTGCTCGTTTGCGGACCGAAGGCAAAAAGCAAGAGATAACAGAACAACTTACTGAGCGCATTTATGCTCGCCTCACTAACAAGTAAAACTTGACAAATATTCTGTTGTCTGTTATAATAACCATCGTACCCCGATGGTTATTTTTTGAGATTTTATGAACTTTGAACAGTATGCTCTTTATCTTTTGACCTTCATCTTTGGCTATATCACGTGCCAAACTTTTTACTTTTCCAGGGCCACTAGAATATCTGTGAGGTTATTAAAAGTACTGCATGTTATCAGCTTGTCGATGCTTATCAAGTGTATCGAAGAATACAGTTATGCCGGTACACAAAAGCTCACAACCTTGCTCAAATGTGGTGTGTGTTCCGATGATGAGATCTATAAAAAGACTGCGAGGCTTCACGAAGAAGAGGTAGAACTATTTAAGAATAGGAGTATCGCAACAATAATTGCCATGCACCCTGATTACTTCAAGCCAGTTATTGAGTTTGAAGATTGGAGAACAGCAATGGTTTTTTTAAATTCAAACAAAAAAATTGCTCAAACATTTTTATCATAGGGGGAATATTGAATGTTAAACAAAGTAATAAAAAAGATTCTAGAGAAAATAAACAAGATTGGATCAGCCGAAAATTTAGAAAATAGAACAGATAAAATTATCTTATTGGATCCGGATGCCTTAGCCGCCGGCGCACTCTCGCCGATGGAATTAGATTTAAGGGTTATCGGGCTCTTTTCAGACGTAGAACAAGAGAAAGTCGCCGAGATCTGCCAGTCACTGATCTATATGAACGAAGCAAATAAGATTCAGGAAAAAGAAGAAGATAAGAAATCTATTGAATTTTATATCTGTACTTATGGTGGTTCTGCTGACGACATGTTCGCGCTTTATGACTTAATGAATGTTGTCAAAGAGGACACCGAAATACACACGATCGGCTTGGGGAAAGTCATGTCGGCCGGCGTGCTTCTTTTAGCCGCCGGTACTAAGGGCAAACGCAAGATCGGCAAGAACTGCAGAGTTATGGTTCACAATGTGATGGGCGGCACCGCAGGCTCACTGCCAAATCTGACAAATGAGTTGGAGGCTATACAACAGCTGCAGGACGACTATGTTAGTGCTCTCGTTGAAAACACAAAGCTTTCCAAAAAGAAACTAACCAAAATGTTAAATGAAAAAGTTAACGTCTATTTATCTGCCGAAGAGGCGATCGAACACGGAATTGCGGATATTATTATATAAAATACTTGACAAAGTCTGGGTATTGAGCTATAATTATGGTATAACTTGAGGTAATAATGAGTAGTAGAGCATATGACAACAAAACTTCTTTGCAGCAAAAAATTCTAAACGGAGTTAATACATTAGCAGATAACGTGGCGTCGACTCTAGGCCCCCGCGGCCGCAATGTAATTTTGCAAGAATATGGAAAGGTACCCTTCATCACTAAAGATGGCGTGACAGTAGCGCACTTTGTGACTTTTGAAGATCCCTTTGAAAATGCTGGTTCTCAAATCATCAAACAGGCTGCTATTGAAACGAACAACACAGCAGGTGACGGTACCACCACAGCAACTGTTCTGGCCCGGGCCATTCTTAATGAATCACAAAAATATATTGCCTCCGGAGTTTCCCCCATTGAATTAAAGAGAGGAATTGATGCTACAGTTCAAGAGATTAGCCAAAATTTGGAGTCTATGGCCACTCCAGTCACAAGCGCAGAGGACATCGCTCACATTGCTACTATTTCTGCCAATAATGACCCCAATATTGGAAGTATTGTTACTATTGCTATTGATAGGGTCGGCGAGGATGGCTCCATAACCATTGAAGAATCTCGCTCAATGCAAACATCAATCGATGTAACGGAGGGGTTCAAAATACAATCAGGATACTGTGCCTCTGCATTTGTTACTGACGACCGACGAAGTATTATGGGGTACGAAGAACCCTTAATCTTGGTTACAGACTATAAGATCTCACAAGTTGAGCCGATTTTGCCTCTGTTAGAAATGGTGGCGAGAGAAGGCCGCCCCCTCATTTTGGTAGCCGAGGAGATTGAGGGGCAAGCATTGGCTGCGATGATCATGAACGCCATGCGCGGCACACTAAAAATTGCTGCTATTAAGGCTCCATTTTATGGAGAACAGCGCCGGCACCTATTAGATGACTTGGCCCTGTCAGTGGGCGCTACCTTCATCACAAGGGAGGGCGGCATAAAGCTATCAGAGGTGAAACTTTCTGATCTAGGCTCCTCAAGGGCGATTGAAAGTAACAAATATTCAACTACAATTGTTGGTGGGAGGTGTGACTTCAATGAAATAGATGAACGGATTGAATCACTAAAACAACAAATTAAAGACACAGGTTCCCTCCAAGATGCCGCGACCCTTCAGGGTCGCGTAGTACGGCTATCATCGGGAGTGGCCATCATTTCTGTTGGTGGTGCCACAGAAGTTGAAATGATTGAACGCAAACACAGAATTGAGGATGCTCTAGAAGCTGTTAGGTCTGCGCAAGAAAGTGGAATTGTGGGTGGCGGTGGTATCGCACTACTAAAGGCCAGCAAAAATATTGAAATTACAACAAACCACGATGACCAAAATTTGGGAATGTCCATAATTAGAGAAGCATGTAAGGCGCCGTTCCGACAGATGGCCATGAATGCGGGAGAATCCCCAGATGTCTTAATTAACACGGTGATGGACGCCGAGGATGGTATGGGTTGGGACTTTAGAAATAATAAATTAACAAATATGTTTGAGAATGGTATAATTGATCCAGTTAAAGTCACCATTACAGCGCTTCAAAACGCAGCTAGCTGTGCCGGCACACTTATCACAACTGGATATGCAATCATACAAACGGAGGAAAAATGATGCAACAAGGAGATTTAGTGCATATCCCACAGGGCGTTCAGCTTTTTGGTTTTGATAGCACCATACTGGATAAAACAGAAAAACCAATAGTAGGAGTATTCCTTGAAGACAATGATATCGCTGTTGGCTGGCACGGCGGAACGTACACCGTTTATGCCCTAGGGCGTGAAGCCCTCGTGAAAAAAAGATCTGTATACCCCATGGAGAAAAATCATGCTTGTTAAACTGACGGAGGTTTGTGGAACCGGCGCCGTTACAAATAATGCCAAGTATTCATTGCGTGAAGTTTTTATCAATCCTGAGCATGTTGTGATGGTTAGAGAAGAGCATCGCCTTCGTACAATAAACGAACAAGGTCTGATCAGCGAAGAGCTAGATATAAACCATAGATTTTCCAAACTCATTATTGATAAGGGAAACACGGGCACCGAGATTGTAGTAATCGGCGCGCCGGAGATCATTGAAAAGACACTACACACAAAAAAACAAGTTTTAAGAGGATAAAATGAAAAAAATAAAGCTTCAATATACAATTGATGAAAATGAATTAGCACCGGAAACAGCGCGGATTCTTGGTAAATCTATCTCTAGATTAACTTCTATCGTTGCAACCGTCCCGGAGATGGGCTCTATGTTAACCGTTAATACAATAAACGAAATCAGCGGACTAAGGCAAGAGCTGGCCAACATCGATGTAATGCTCGATGATGTGCACGCGATTATAGACGGGTATGTTCAATATCAGCAAGAACAACACCAGTTAAGGCATTCCGCCACGCCCGAGCAATTAGCGTCACAGCAAGGCCCAGATTTATCAGATTTTGATCTCTCCGATTTAAGTGCAGAGCAAGCGGTGAGTCTGATGAATAAAATTAACAGTCTTGATCCAGAGAACCGGTCCGAGATAAACGACCCGGATTTGAAAAGCGTTATGCCTGAATTAAAGACTCAAAAAGAGTTGTTGTCAGAAAAGTGGGCAGCCGGCCAGAATTCTGAATCTCCGGAACCGGAGATCGATATCGAGAAGATAAAAAATGTCAGCGAAGAAATACAACAATTAACCTCTCACCAAGACCCCGCTAGAATGACGCCCGAGTATGCGCGCCAAATGCTCTCTCAAGTCAACGAAATTGATTTTACAGACATAGAAACACTTGGCACAAAACTTGAAAACCTTAAGCACAGGCTTCAAGAAAATGAAATCACCGATTAAAGATTTAAGGTTCTCTCCCAAATCTTTGCCTTTGTTAAAAGATATGATTTCTGCTGGTTCAAAGGTAGATACACACTTGCTGTACGGCGGAGATATTGAACTAAACTTGGGAGAATCTGGTCGCCACATTCTAAGCCACACAACGAGCTTTGTTATTTATGATTTTTGGAGAAGCATGTTTGATTCCCCGGAGACAATTGTGCGTGCCATCAACCATTTTTGGCCAATTGACGATGAAAAGCTTTTCGATGTGTATCAAACGAGATTTCGCTCCTTTTCTGATCATTTGGTCAGAGCAGCAATGTTTTTTATTCTAAATCGTTGTTCTTCCGAGGGTATGATTCAGTCTGGGATCCTTGACGGTCAAAATTTTAATCCACTTGCAGTCAACTATATCAAGAGATTTAAAAAAACAAATTTTGATGTGGTTTGGAACGACACGGAGAACTTCGTTGACACAGTCACCGAAGAAACGGACGCAGATTACATTTACATTCCTGCAGGTCGCTTTGGTTATAATCTTTTGGATGATGGAATTAATAGAGGCTTTGAGGAAACTAGAATACACCATGCGACATTATGCAATAAATTAAAAACATTTGATAAGAAAGTGATTTTAGATTATATTTATCACCCTCGCCTTATTAAAATGTACAAGCATTTCCCAACAATAATATTATTAGATAAATACGGGAGAATTACAAGTCGCGAAGAATCCGCGAAGGAGGTCATACTTGCCAATTACTGAATTAGCGAAAACCTTCGGGCTCTTCGCTGCAGCCCAAGCCTGCGTTTGGTTCCAATGTTACTCTCACTATATTTGGACATGGTGGGAGGGAAAGCCCTTCCATGCAGCAATCATATTCGGCATCCCCGCTAGTGTGATGTTCTGGTATGGCACAAAGATCGCTATGGATGCCACAAACGCCGCGTGGACTGCCAGAATGCTTGGCTTCGGCGCTTCTTACTTTACTTTTCCCGTGCTGACTTGGTGGCTTTTGAATGAAACCATGTTCACAGCAAAAACGATGTTGTGTATTTTCTTGTCGTTTCTGATCGTAGGCATACAATTATTTTGGAGATAATATGAAAAAAAGAGTAGTAGAAAAGCCATGGGGGTTTGAGCACATATGGGCAGAGACAGAGGATTATGTTGCCAAGATGCTGCACATAAACCCAAAACAACGACTGTCCCTTCAGTACCACGTAACAAAAGAGGAAACCGTGTATGTTTTAGAGGGCACATTGCTTAACTGGACCGACGCCGATGGCGCCCCCGAAAAATATCCAGCAGGGGCAACTTATCATGTCGAGCCCAATCAGGTACACCGATTCGGCGCCGGCAAGGAGTATGTCCGACTGATGGAAGTTTCCACTCCACACCTTGACGACGTTGTTAGACTCGCGGACGACTATGAACGATGAGCAGTATTTATCTTTTTGATGTCGACGGAACCTTGACCGTTGCTAAACAAAAAATTGACCCTGTGTTTCAAAAACAATTCCTTAGCTGGATCGCAGACAAAGAGGCTTATATTGTTTCCGGTGGTACTTTTGAGAGAATCATGGGCCAAGTCGGTGTGGACGTAGTGAATAAAACCGCCGGCGTGTTCGCGTGTATGGGAAATGCATTTCTACAAAGAACTGAACTCGTCAATAATACTGGCTTTAATGAATGGGAGTTAATTTATAAGAACAAATTTATCTCACCCAAAAATCTTACAAAAAGATTAGACTCAATTGTAGCTAAATCTGAATTCCCAGTTAAGACTGGCCGCCACCACGAAATGCGCACCGGCATGGTTAACTTTTCAATTGTCGGCCGCAATGCTAACCAAGAACAACGCAGACAATATGAATTATGGGATGCGGAGAAGGAGGAGCGGAAGGAAATTGTAAGCAAACTAAAAGAAAAGTATAAGTCTTTGGATTTTGTAATCGGCGGCGCAGTCAGCATTGACATTTTTAACAAGGGGAACGATAAGGCTCAGGTTATTGAGCGTTATTTTAAAGAAGCTCTCAAACATAACCAGATTCATTTTGTAGGCGATAGAATCCCTTTCCCTGGTAACGACTACCCTTTGGCACAACGACTCAGAGAACACCCAAATGGTGAGATATATGAGGTAGAAAACTGGAAGGATACAGCAGAACTATTAAAGACTGAGGCTTTTGCGTAGTTACTGATAAAAACAACTATTTATAATGTTGGAGTTTAATTAATGGACATTTCTACAGGCAACTGGTTTAAGTATTTACAGGAAGAAGTTTTAACGGAGGGCCTGCGAGACATCGGCCTGCCCGAGATCATCGTTGATTTTATTGAGGAAGGCATGCCAAATGCTCCCGAGAAGTCAAAGATGTACGCAGGTAATAACTGGAAAGAACTCAGTCTGGCCAACCCCGGCTACATTGATAGCACTCAAGAGAACTGGCTGAGCTTCATGGAACGGATGTTCCCAGATCAGATACAGCTTCCACGCGCAACACACAGCCCAGTGGCTGCACGCACAGTCGAGCCATATGATACGAGCGCTATCCGTACAACACCGCGCGCCACATACGACGACGAAACCATCGAGCAAAACAAGAAGATCGCATTCGTCGCAGACAATATAAAGCAAGCGTGGGCAAAGCCTGCCGGCACTTGGCGCAAGACATTTATGAAAGCAACGAAGGCACTGAGCAAAGCAGGTGTGCCTTCCGAGAAGGTTGAGGTTGTAAAAGAGGAGTTGCAGGCGAATATG